ACGTTATTACAAGTAAACGACGCTCATAAACAATGGGAGTATTTAACTGCTGAATGTAGACAACAAATTATGACAGCTCATGGCGTTGTTAGTCCTATGTTATTTGGAATTAAAGATAGTACAGGTTTAGGTAATAACGCAGATGAGTTAGACACCGCAGAAGCACAACTATTAAAACGTGTTATTGCACCAAAACAGCAATTCATTTTAGACGCTTTAGAAGATATTTGCGTAGCTTATGGTGTAAATGTAGACTTATACTTTAAGCCTTTAACAGAGGCGCCACAAAACGTTCAAATGAGTAATCACGTTTGTTGCTCTGATGAAAAAAAAAACACTGATTTAGATGAGTTTATTGCTTTAGGTGAGGAAGAAGATTTAGAAAATTACGATTTAATAGAGTGTAAACCTGTAAATTATGAAGAAGAAGCTTTAAATTTATCAAGTACAGGCGAAGCAAACCCTTATCAAAAGTCAAGATTTGATTTATTTGACACTATAACACGTTACAGATACGCAGGAAGAGATAACGGACAAAGGGATTTCTGTAATAAAATGGTAAGGGCAAAGAAGATTTACAGAATAGAAGATATTGAAGCAATGAAAGATAAACCTGTAAATGCTGGTTTTGGTCCAGAGGGCGCAAGTACTTACGATATTTTCAAGTATAAAGGCGGTGTTAATTGTTATCATTATTGGGAAAAGTTAACGTACAAAAGAAAAAACGATAAAGTAAAAGTTGATGTTAAATCACCAATTGCAATCGATGAAAGTAAACAACAACCTGCAAAGGGGTTGGCAGGAGTAGAACCGATAAATATGCCAAATGGTGGCAGATTAAATAAATAATTATGGAAGTATTATTTGTAAGTCCAGAAACTTTAACTAGTGAAACAATTTTAGGAGGTAATGTAGATATTGATAAATATTTACCTTGTATTCTGTCAGCTCAAATAAGTACAATAGAGCCACTTTTAGGGACTTTGTTATATGATAAGATTTCAGAAGATTTTGAAGCTGATACATTAAGCGGTTTGTACTTAACTTTGTTTACAGACTACGTAAAACCGATTACAAAAAATATAGCTATTGCGGAATATATCGAGATTTCACAATATATGCTAACTAATGGCGGTTTATACAAACATACAGCAGAAAACAGCGAAGTAGTAAGTAAAGAAGAAGTTTTGGCTTTAGCTGGCAAATATAGAAGTATTGCGCAAATGTACATTCAAAGATTTGATAAATGGATTTGCAGAAATACAATAACAGAATATAAATGCTGGCAAGATGAGGTTAACGCAAGTAAAAACGTTAATACTTCTTTAGGTTGGTATTTCGGAACATCAAACAATAAACATAAAGGATATGATTGTAACTGGTTGGAATCGGAATTGTAAAGATTCTTTAGGCGGTGTTTATGAAGTTTTTATTTTTCCTTATGTAAAATATTCACGCTCGCAAATAGTCGCTAATGGTAATCTTTTGACTTCTTTTCCTGAAACTACAATTTACCCTTTTTATAGTTTAGTTAGTCCTACACCAACGCAACAAATGGAACAAGATGCAGGAGGTAAGTTTTACAATCAAAGTATTAGTTTAGAATTTGATTCGTACGATGAAGTAGAAAAACTTTTAAATAAAGATTATAGAATTATATTTAAGGATAGATTAGGAAATTACAGAATATTTGGTTTATTTAATGGTTTAGAAAGTGGTACTTTAAATTATTCAAGTGGTGGCGGTAAAACAGATTTAAACGGTTACAAGATTTCGTTTGATGGAAAAGAAGAAAGAGAGGCTTATTTTATAAATGATTTAGAAGATGCAGGATTTATAATTGATGGAACACAAGTTTATTTAGCAAGTACAAATTTATTAGCAAGTACAAATTTATTAGCAAGTATATAATATGGCACAACAAATAATTAACAACGGTACATTTGACAATGACCCCAGTGCGGAAAAGATAAGAACCGCTTTTGATAAGGCAAATGAAAATTTTACTGAATTATACACAAACAAACTTGACAAAGTTTCAACATCAGGCGTAGAGCGTGCTTATATCATTAATGCAGATGGTTCGCAAGGCACAAAGGCTACTAGTCAATTTGGTTCTGACATTCTAATAGCATCAGCTAACAATATTATTAGCGATAATACAACATCGAGCAATGTCGTTAGATATACTTTTTTAGTTCCTGCAAATACTATTAAAAAAGGAGCAAGAATAGATATTTTAGCAAGAATAGCAAAATTAAATCCAGTTCCAACTGCTGACGCTTTTAGATTATATGTTACAAATGATTTTTCAACACTAAATCAAACTCAATTTGCTATCTTAAATATAAATGGAAATTTAAACTCTCCTTTTGAAAGATGTTTAACTTTTGATATATCAACAGGTAATATGTTTTATTTAAGTGGCGCTACTTCTTTAAATACGGATAATGTTGCAAATACATCAAGTTATACAGAATTAACTTATGATGTAACACAAGACCATTGGTTTAGTGTTTTTATGCAAGTTAATACATCAAATTTAATGACATTAAGAGATTTTAAAGCAATATTAACAAACCCTTTACCATAATGAATTTTTTAAATGTAGAAAATGCCGTGTTATTAATCGGCTTAACTTATCAAAGTAACGCAGTAGGACACGCAGATAATAGCGAATTATTATCGGCTGAATTATTAGAAAATGAGTATTTAAAAATGTTTAACGCTCAAACAGGAACTTTTGAAAATCTTAATATTGGTTTAGGCAATAACAACTCAACCGCTGGACATCATGGTATCGAATTAGGTTTAGCACAAGAAGCACAAGCTCGATATGGAGTTCCTATTTATATGGCTAAATATGCAGTAGGTGGAACACCTTTAAATCAACAAGTTGTTGGCGGTGCAGTTCGTGAGGTTTACTATCATCAACATTTAGCGCCTGCTATTCAATTATTAAGAAATCAAGGTAAAAGAGTTTTCTTTGTTCAGTGTATTTGGGGTGGTGAAAGTAATTCAAGTTCAGCAAGTACTATTTCGGCTTTTACAACTGCATTTCCTGAATTGTATAATGATTATAAAGCTATTTTTGGTAATAAAGTGTCATTTATAGCTTTTGAGGTAAACGAAACATATTATACAGGTAGAATATTAATTAACGATGTGTTTAGAAATATAGCTAAAGATTCTGAAACATTTTCAGTAATTGAAACCGCTACTTTGCCAGCTCCAAGTGATAACGTACATTTTAACGCTTCGTCTTTTAAGATTGCATCTAAACTTTTATTAGATGAATTAGAAAGCAATGAGCCAATGGAAGTAAAATTTGTTCCTGACTTTGTACCAGTTGTTATTGAAAATGAAGAAACAAATAACTACGAGCCTGAATTACAAGCTTTATTAAATCGTGCTACTTCTGAAAATGTAACTTTACCAAGTTTAGAATTTAGAACTAAATTAAACGATTTCTATTTAGCTATGAAATCAAACAACTTATTAAGTAAGTTAGATTTCTTTTATTTATTTAAAAACGATTCAGGATTAGCTTTCAGTAATTACAATTTAATAGCTCCAAATAGTTTTAAAGGAACGTGGGTAAATAGCCCTATATTTAACATGAATAATAGTGTTTCAACTAATGGAACAAATCAATATTTTAAAACAGCATTTATACCAAGCGTAAATAGTAAATACCAAAAAGATAATGCCTCTTTTGGTTTTGTAGATTTAACTAATTTACAACAAACTAAATATGATTGCTCCGTTTATGATGGTGTTAACTTTACAGGTGTTTGTAAAAATTTAGTAGGTAATTCAATGGTGTTTATAAATTGCAACAATGCGACAGGTCATTCTGTTAAGAATATTGGTAATTTTGGCGTTATTGGTTTGAATCATTTTCAAAGAGAAACATCTACTGAAATTAAGATAATGAATGATAACGGAACTTTTACGCATAATTCTTTAAGCGATGGTGTTCCAACAAAAGAGTTTTATTTTGCAGGCAGAAACAATAACGGGCCTTTAGGATTTCCGAGCGCAAATAGTTATCAATTACATTACGCTGGAGAAAGTTTTTCGGAATCAGAATTTTTAACCTTTAAAGGTATTATCAATACTTTATTACAATAATTTAAAAATAGTTAGTTATGGCATCAGTTCCAAAGTGTAGTCTTTGTAGAGGCACTCAAATTGTAGAGGATTTTTTAAGTAATAAAAAGAAAAACTTTTTAACTTATTCAGTATTTTTTGTATTATTAATCGAAGCACTTACTTTTGTGTTTAATTTATTTTATACACCTATTGAAAGACCAAGAGATTTTTATAGTGATTACGCTTATGTTTTCTTAACTCAATCAGTACTATTCCTTTATTCCATTTCATTGTTTTTGTGGCGTGAAAGATTACATTTTTGTTTACGAAAAGCAACCGCAATAATGTATTTGAGTGCTTATTATTTATTTGGAAGTGTCGCTGTTTTGTTTTGCTTAACTTCTGAAAGTTATTATAATTGGGTTAGCGGTGGTTTACTTACATTAGTAATATTACTTTTTATTCAATCTTTATACGCTAAAAAATGAGAATAAGCACTAAAAGAAAATACCTTTTAACTATTGGTTTGGGTATTATATCGTTTCAAACTTATAAATATTTTACAAATCAGTTATTTAACAGCAATTTAGAATTAGTTGTTTTTATTATCGGTTTGGCTTTTTTACTTGACCCTACATATTTATTAAGGGTTTTTGAAAAGGTAGTAACTAAAAAAAGCAATGAGAATGAGTAACCAAGTGCATCATAATCCAATAGTTTCAATATTTTTTGGAGCTTTTGGAGGGGTTTATTCCTTAGCTCAAACTCATAGCATTGATTTTTCAGACTTTTTTGAACTTTGTAGAGTTTTATTATTTGGTTTTATTGGTGGTATGGTTGGATATTTGGGCAAGATAGTGGCTGAAAAATGGCATAAATATTTGAAAGATAAATCTAAAAAAATGTGTAAATGAGAAATATTAAATACATAGTAATACACTGCACCGCATCACAACCAAATGCAACAAAGCAATCAATTCTTAACTATTGGAAAAACGTTTTGAAATGGAAAACAGTAGGTTATCATAGGTTAATAGATGCAAACGGAATAATTCACGAACTCGCAAACTATGAGCAAGTAACAAATGGTGTCAAAGGTTATAATTCAAACTCAATCCATTTTAGCTATATAGGGGGTATAGATGAAAAAGGAAAGCCAAAAGACACAAGAACACCAAAACAAAAAGAAAGTCTTTTATATCTAATAAAACAAGCTCGTAAATTATATCCAAATGCAATTATTAAAGGGCATAAAGATTTTAAAGGCGTTGCAAAAGCGTGTCCAAGTTTTGAAGCAAAAAAAGAATATAGTAATATCTAATATTGCGATGTACGATATTATACGTAAAAGCATCGTTTTTGTTTGGAATAACCAACATTATACGCAAAAACATATATTAATTACTTAAAAAACCAACATTATGAAAGACTTATCTAAAGCATACGAGGAATTAATAAACCCTATTTACATTAGAAGTCTTTTTAAAACTTATTTAGAGTTTGAATATTGGTGTTTATATCAACCGATTGAAGATTTGCAAAACTTCTTAAAAGTATTTGAAGAAATAGAAGATTACGAAAACTGCATAATTATTCGAGATTGCATAAATGAGATAAAGTTAATACAAATCAAAAACCGCTACCAATTACGATAGCGGTTTTTTTAACTAACTAAACAAAAAACCAATTATGAAAAAACAAATATAGTTTTTATTTTTTAATTATGCTAAAATAAATGTGTAATTCTTGCAATTTGTCCGTTTTCTTTATGATGTAAAAATCCCTCTATTGCTTTTGGAGCGTGTTGATAGCCGTTTCTATGATGCCAACTATCCGTACCGCTTGGGCTTCTTAATGTTTCAACACAAACACCCATAACATCTTTACTTACTTTGTGGTGTAAATGATGAGTATAAACATATTTATGTTTGCAATTACTCCAATCTTTACTTTCGTGTGCCATTAACAAGGCTAAATTTTCAGTCTTTGCACCATCGCCATGAGTTGAACCAATTAAATTGTTAAAGTAAGTGTAATATTTACGATGTGCAATATCTACGTTAAAAGAAACATCATTACTATTTCTGAAATGCGTTTCAATAACTTGAGCTAAAAAGAAACCATGCGTATAATCGTGGTTACTTGGGTTGTAAGTTACGTGAACTGGTGCGACTTGCATAAGTATTTCAATAACGTCTACATATAATTGTTTGGCTATTATAAAATTAGTATGCCACATTCCGTCGGTATCTTGTGGCGTTCCTGACGTTGTTTGTCTTTTTGGGCTATCAATATGTAAAATATCGTTACCAATAATTAAATTGATTTGGTCAATTTCAAAACCTTTTACTTTATTAAGTATTCCTTTTACGCCTTGCAAAACTCTTTGTACTGCTATTTGGTTGTTATAAGTTTCTCCAACTTCAAAAGCACTGCATAATTTACCTATATGCACGTCTGCTGGGTCAATAACCAATAAATGGGCGTCTTTTTTATCTTCGTAAACTATTTTATCGTATTTCGGAATATAAGCCTTTAAGTCGTTTAATAATGCTTTTGATAAAGTTTCAAAATCTTTTTCTTGTAATTCTTTGTAATCAGGATTTTTTACGAATAGACTTGAATTTTTATCTTTTAACCAAAGGTGTTTTACATTTGTTGTATCTACTTGTAAATTATTAGTAGCCTCTTTTATTCCTCTATTCCTAAAACGACTTACATAAGTTCTTAGCTTATCAACGTTTTTGTTTTTCCTTGCGCTTTCTTTAGTATTTAATAAAGTTTGTGCAATTTCTGAATTACTCAAATCGCTATCTTTTATATAAGATTCAATTTGGTTATCGAATTTACTCCATTTGCTTTTTATCATATAGTTAGTTTTTGTTAAAATATCTTAAAGTGTCATCAAACAATTCCGAACCCATTTCTAAAATACTAAATATTATAATATATAAAAGAATAAATGTAGCTATAAAAATGCTTGCAATAGTTTTTAAAGAATCAATAATTATTTTTTTCATATAGTTAGTTTTTTGTTAATATACCATAGAATTACCAAAACAATTAGAAATAAAAAGAAACATATTACGCCAGCTATTCCTAAAAATAAAGTAGTATTATCTCTTTCGACTTCTTTGTTTAGTGTTTCAGTTTCTTGCTTTACTTCTGCAACTTCTTGTTTAGTTTCTGTTCCTTTGTCTTTAGCATAGATAATTTTTGTATTGTGATATTCTTTTCCACCTATTAAAATTGGTCTGTCAAGGTTTACAGGTTCTAAAGTATAAGATTCTTTTTCATAGTCTAAAACGCTGTTTGATTCCGTTTTAATTTCTGTTTCAGTTTCTTCTTTGTCGATGTTTTTTTTCATCGTTCCGCAAGAAACAAATAAAACACTCACAATAATTGCAAGTGCTAATTTTGATGTTTTATTTACCATTTTTTGAAATTTTATTCATTTCTATTGCGTAAAAAATAAGAGATATAACAGATAAAAAAACAAATACCCAACTTAAGACATTGTTTTCTATTACTGATGACATAATAATATTCCCATAAATTCCTATTACATGGTGTGTGCTTTTTGTTTGATTCATAATATTGATTTTTATTAGTTACTAAATGCGGTTAGTAGTATTAGTGTTTTTTTCATTTGCTTGTTAATAAAATTGTAATTATTAAAATAGCACCTATTATTGAAATAGCGTAACATATTAAAAACTCTTTAAATTCTTTTCTCATAATTTTAGTGTTTAATTAGACAAATATATAAATTAAAAAGGTAAAATGTTATCTTCTTTACCAAAAGTTTCATTTACTATATACATTAAGCGTGATAATCTTTTACGTGAAATATACTGATTTCTAAAACGATAAGCATCACGCTCTTTGTAATAAGTTAATTTTCTTAAATTGTGAGTTCTTTTACTCGGGCAATTTGGTAACTCCCATATATTTTTATTATCGTCAACTACTAAATTTTCATAAATTTTAAAACGATATAAAATATTGATTATCATATAATTGCCTTAGTTCGTTGCGTGTATATAATAGTTATGAGTAATGCTAATTATCTCGTTCAAAAGTCGATTTTCCTTTTAAATTAGTTCCAAAAATTTCATTTAAAGGGTCGATAACGTCTTGTGAAACTCCCATTAATTTAAGTCTTAAATTAGAAATTTCATTAGTCATTTCTCTTTCTCTTTTTGAAGCATTCCTAACAACTTCATTTAATCCTTCATATCTAAACTCTGCGTGTTCGTAGTTTTGTTTAAGAAGTGAAATGCTTTTTAAAATTGTCCATTTATGAAAGAATTTTGGAACTCTTTTATAATACCACCAAAACAAAATATGATTAACTTTTAGTAAAAAAGCACTACTCATAACAGCGGTTATAAGCAATTGCCATTTAAGTTTTAAATTTAACGTGTGTTTTGTACTTGTTTTCATTGTTTATTAATTTAAAGTTTAGGCAGTTTTATTGGCAACTGCTTATAGCCACGATACGTTACCGCTAATTGCTACATTCGTTTTCAAAAGAGCGATTGTTGAGCAACGTGGTTGATAATTCGTTGTTTTGTATCTGTAAAATATTCCTCGTCAATCTCACAAGCGGTTAATGTTAAATTCATTTTTTCAAATCGGTTCATTTCTTCAATAGCTATTGCGTGACTTCCAGAGCCAAGATGTGTATCAATGATTTTAAAGCCTTCCTCTGCATACTTTTTAAGTAGCCATTTATACAATTGTATAGGTTTTTGTGTTGGGTGTATTTTACCATTTTTAGGAACTTGTAATTTATAAATCTTTGCAAGTTTATCAAATGAAGTCCAAGCCAGTTCAGCCATAGCTAAACTAAAATCTTCACTTATAATTTTATCCCAAACTATAAAGCATCTTGTAGGCGGTAAATTAAAGTAGTTTCCGCCCCAAATAATTTGATTTTTAGACACTCTTTGCAGTTCTGCAAAATATTCATCACTTGGCACTTTATCCCAATCCTTATTTACAATTTCGTTAAAGTTCATTTTGCCGGTTTTGCCTCCTTTAAATTTATCCCCAATCCCATAAGGCGGGTCAACAATCGCTAAATCAAAATAGTTATCAGGATAACGGCTCATTAACTGCATATTATCCTCACACGTTATAGTTAAACCACCCACAACTAGCGGTAACACGTGTTTGGAGCAATGCGGGATTTGGTCTTTAATTTTAATATCTTGCATCTTTGTTATTATTAGTTATTAATCGAAAATTGGTGCATTTTTATCCCGCACTGCACCAAGCACGGGAACGTTATGGTGCATTTTAAAAAGAAACCCCCATTCTTAATAAAGCACCTCGAAAAGCACGACTACTATTACCTTTAAACTTCTTCATAATTTCTTCTAAAACATCGCTATCTGAATGAGCGTAAACTTCCATTTCTGTTCCATCTTCGCTAATCCAAATTTGGTCGCCAATGCAATTTTTTCTATCTCCGTTCTTGATTTCTATTGAAATAAAATCACTGTCTTTTTCAATCCAACCATTTAATTTTACAAATTCCATAATAAAAAACGCACCATAACACTGTATAAAAGCAATAGCTGTGTCGGTGTCTAACTTTAAGGCTATTGCAGTAAATAATATTTGTTTTTAAATTTAAACTTTAGGCAGTAAATCAGCTACTGCATTTATACTTTAACGTTATAAGCAATGTTGCTTAACGAGTTCAACAGATTTTTTTAAGTCAATTTCATAACCATTATGTTTTGCTATTTCTCTAATTAATTTTATAGCAGAAGTTCTTGGATTTGAATTATTAACATTAGGTAAGTTCCATAAATCTTTTACTTTTACACGAATATCATAAGTTAACCATTCAGGACAAAAAACACTGCTTATAACAGCATTTTCACGCAATTGCAAGGCTTGGTTATAACCAGCTTTGAACATTTCAAAGGGATTCATACTACTATCGAATTGCTTTTTATTTTCAATTAACCAATCGTTATATATTTTTTCTATTTCCATAATTTTTGTAATTTTTAGTGATTAATATTTGCAACTGCGTGAAGATGCGATACGTTATAAGCCATTTTAGGACGACTACACTTCACAAGAAATATCATTATAAAAATATCTTGTTCCTTGACTGTACCAACCACCACCTTCACAAATTTTGCATTTTTCTGACTTTAAATTAATTCCAGTTTCTTTTAATATTTGTTCCAATCCTTTTGGTCGTGTAATGTATATGTAATCAAAATCAATTAATTTTTCTTCGTTCCTAATTGTTTGCCCCAGCATATATGGATATTCATTTCCATTAGAATCTACAATTATAGCATCGTGAAAAGAATTGACTTTTCTTTTTCCATTTTTTATTGGAAATTGACTTAATTTAGTTTTGTGCTTTTGATTTAACTCAATTTTAAAATCATCAGCTATTGTTTTACAGAATTGATAATATGTAACTTCCATAATTTAAAATAAAAACGGCTTATAACATCGGTTTTGCAATAGTGGGGCTTTATTGCTAAAACAAACATTTGTACCTTGATTAAACATTAGTAATAAATTCAACTTTTTGGCTTCGATTTCCCCACCATCGCAAAGCCGAGAACCGTTATAAGCCATTTTGCGAATCGACTTCGTAATGAACAAAATCAACTGAATTTAAAAATTCTTCTTGATAATATTCTCCATTGGCTTTATATTCAATTTGCTTCTGTATTTTTTCTTTAAATTCTTCAATAGCATTTTCAATTTGATTTTCTGAAAATCCATTGTGATTACTAAATGATTTAAGAGTTACCTTAAAACTTAAATCAATTGTAATTTCTTTTTTTAGATGATGTGTTCTTTGTGACATTTTTTATATATAAATTGACATTAATTTATTTAATCTATCTAACTGATGATCTTTTGTTTTTTTTGAAATATCCCTACATTGGAAATCATATTTTACAGTTATCCTTAAATTATATAATCTTTTAAAGTTTTCTCTAGTTTTCATAATAAAAACGGCTTATAACAGCAATTACACGCTATTGCTACATTGTGATTAATTTAGTGATTGTTTTGTGCCTTTCAATTCCGTGTTAAACCGAAAGATGGTTTTGTGTTTTTACGCAACAGACGTGTAGTTGCAAAACGTTATGTAAAAGTTTAGCCAAAAATGCGTTTAATTGCGTTTTGAGTTAAATTAATTTCACATTGTATTAAATCTTCTATTGTGAATAATTGAAACCATGTGTGAAATTTATTTTCTTCATTTAATTTTGTTAACAATAATCTTTCATTATTTAAACCATAAGGAGAAACGCTTAGTTTTATATTATTATTAACAGAATATTTTTGAGAATCTGTAAATTCAAACCCTTCAAATAATATTTCATTTATATTATTAGAAACAAACATTTCTAATTTTAAAGGCTGTTTAAGAAAGTTTGCATAGTTAGATATTCTTTCTCTAAATCTTTCGTTAACAAATGGAGTGTTTAATCTGACTTCTATATCTGAAAATCCATGTTGCTCTAAAACAAAATCAGTCATTGATATTAATTTCATTTTTTTATTTTTTAATTGTTAATATTTAAAACCTTTACATAACAAGTGTTTTGCTCAATTGTGCCGAAAGTAGTTTGCGGTTAGACACAACTGAAGCAAAGCACTCGGACGTTACTTAATAACCGACTCAACATAAACGCCACTTTCATAGCCTTTAAATTTGTTCATAGCTATTAACTCGCATTTCTCTTATTTTATTATCCAAAGCTAATTGAATATTAAGAGCGTTATCAATTCTGTTATAATGTATTTTAGGCACTTTTCCAGTGTTAAAATAAATTCGTACAGTTTCTGTTTCTAATTGCAATTTTGATGCAATGACTCGTATAAATTCGGCTTTATACATTAATTGGTTATACTTTTGTTTCATAATTAAATATTTATTTGACAAATATACGAATTAAAAATAACTATGCAACGTATTTAAGTAATTTATACTAATTCTAAATTACAACTATTTTACGTATAATAGTTGTTTATATAAAAACTATTCGTATATTTGCCATGTCTAACAATAACAAAATTAATTATGAGATATTTACATTATGTTGCTGACCAATATGGAAATCAAATAGAAAGTGTTTATTCTTTAAATAATAATCCTAAATATTCAATGAAGTGTTTAGCAAATTTAAAGAATGGAATTTATAAGATATGGGATAGAGAAACAGATAACATTTTAATTTTTTAAATTATGAAAAATACAACAATAACAATATTTTTTTTAATACTACAATTTGTTTTATTAATTATTGTAGTAATTGATTTATTAATAACTAAAAATAAACTAAAGTAAATTAATTATGATTAATTATCCATTAGGTGCTGAACACGATTCAAACGCACCATATAACAAAAAAGAATTACAAGGCGAAACAATCGGACTTTTTGAATACCTTGAGAATTTAGAAATGCCTTACGAAGTTAGAATACATTTGAAGAACTTTATTAAAGGTTTAGAATTATCAAAAGTTGGTTTAAATCATGTTGCTGAAAATTTAAGAATCGAATCACGAGATGAATACAAAATGATTTTAAACATTCAAAGACTTTTACAAGAACCTCAAATATTTATTGAAGAATGAACGGAACAATTATAAGCGAGGAAACTACAAAAGAATTAAAAGACCTTGCAAGAAAAATAGAGAATATTGAAATTGAATTAACGTGCTTTGGTAACGATGATATGTTAAATTTAAGACAAAGAAAACTAACTGAACAATTAACAGAATTAATCAAAAATTTATAATTATGAAACTATTAAGAAAAGCCGTAACATTTAGAAGTTATTTAAACAAACTTTTAAGAAAGCCTAAAAGAGTTTTAATCGAAAAAACTGCAACAGGTTTAATAATCGAAACACAAGTATTTAACAACAAACAAATAATAAAAGTATATTAGTATGGAAGTAAAAGATTTATTAATAGAGGCTCAAAAAAGAGGTTTTATAACAGGCGCTAAATATAAAGATATTTGGAATGGAGGAGAAACAATTATAGATATTGTAGAATGGCACGAAGATTCACAAGACTTACGTTCAAATGGTTATTGTATTTATCATAATGGTAAATGGGCTGAAATCATATCTTACAAAGATGATGCCGTTAAAACACCTAACCACTACGACAACAGCAAAGGAAGTTTATATCAATTCTGCGAAAATCAAAATCTTAATTCATACGAATTTGATATTATAAAACGTGTAATGCGTTGCAGAAAAAAAGGCAACTTCAAAGAAGATTTAGAGAAAACAAAATTTTTAATCGATTTATATTTAAAAGAATATGAAAAATAAAGAAACGCATAACGGATTAGAGCTACTTTTAACAGCTCAACTATTCATTGAGATATTCGATAATTATAAACTCGGTGGAATTGAAAAGAAGTACGGAAAAATGTTTTACGATGCACTCGAAAAAAAGACTGAAACCCACTATAGCCTAGTTTATAAAAATGATGCTGAATTTGCTTTAAATTCTCTTAACATAAAACAAAGGTTAATTAAACAAATTGCAGAATTAAACGAAGCCGATGCAATTTTATTAAGTGAGTTTGTAAACCGATTTATTAACAACATAGAAATAGCGCGTAAAAAAGGCGTTGTTTTCTTTGATAAAATTTTACAATAATGAACGCAAAAAGATTAATACAATCAATTAATTCAGCTATTGGTTCTGATATAAGAGAAATTTCAAGAAAAAGAGAAATAGTTTACGCAAGGTTTGTATTTTTCCATAAAATGTATAATGGCAATAAAAACATATCTTTAGCTAAAGTGGGTTCTTTTGTAAGTAAAGACCACGCAAGCGTATTGCATGGATTAAGACAATTTGAATTATTAAAAGATTATTACGACTTTAAAGAAATCTTATATAAAATTGAAAACGAATTAGATAAAAGATGGGTATGTGAATTTACAGAATTAAAACAAAGTGATTTTAAAATAAGAAAATATAATGAAACAAGCATCTAAATATAACACCGCAAAATTATCTACTAATCAAAGAGTAGGTTATTGGAATGAATTAGAAATAGAGCGTAGAAAAAAAGCTATCGAACTATCAAAGACAGATTTTCCGCACTTGAAAGATAAACCAATTAAATACTTACTTAAAAAATAACATTATGAGAAATCTCGACCCACAAACAGAAATGGAACTAATAGCAATAGGCTGTATAATAGTAGCTTTAATTTGCGTATCACTTTTAATTTGGAACTTATGAAAACAGACGAACAAAAATTAGAACAAGTAGAAAGAATTTTAAAACTATTCAGAAAACGAGGTCAAAATAATGAGTATTGGAATAGTATTTATTTAAAATTAAGTGATAAAGTTAGATTTAATATTTGCGAAATTCAATAAAAAATAGTAAATTTGATAAACTAAATTAAACAATTATGGGTAAACACCTTTTTGAGTTGATGCGTGAACAAGAAATTCAAACATCAAACTTTTTGCCAAACAAAAAAGAAGTTGAATTTTCAGCTAAACAATTTGCAAGTAAACTTATTGAAGCTGGAGAAGTTGACAAATACGAAGCATTTACGCAAGCGGTTAGAATGTCAAACGCTTTAGAAATAATTAAAGACGAAATTAAAAGTCATTTACCTAAAGAAAAACACGTAGCCTTTGGTGTAGAAATTAGTCCTATATCAGGGCGTACGATGATACAATTTCAAGATGATGAAATGTGGCAACAACTAAAACACAAATTGCAACAGCGTGAAGAACTTTTAAAACTTGCTTTAAAATCAGATGAGGTTTTTTATGATAGTGATGGTATAGAAGTTCCAAAAGTTTCTGTAAAATACGCAAGTGATAGCATACAAGTTAAGTATTAATTTTGTATCTTTGAATATCTTAATTTATTAAATATCTTATCTTTATGAAACAAATTGCAACAGCGTTATTAAACGCACAAGGGGAAATGAGTAACCCAAAAAAAGGTGCTACAAATCCATTCTTTAAATCTAAATATGCGGACTTAAACGCAATTAGAGAAGCTGTAATACCAGTATTAAATTCACATGGTATTAGTGTACTTCAACCGATAGTACACTTTGAAAACAAAAACTTTGTTAAAACAATTTTACTTCACGAATCAGGCGAGTTTTTAGAATCGTTAACAGAAATTATATACAACAAACAAAACGATGCACAGGCACAAGGTAGCGGAATAAGTTACGCAAGACGTTACGCTTTACAATCTTTTGTATGTGTGGGTGCTGACGACGACGACGGACAAAAAGCAGTTCAACAAAAGCCAAATGCAACAAAAGAAGTAATGCAAAAAGCTAAAATAGCCAATGCAACAATAGAACAAATTAAACAAAAATATTCAGTTTCACCTGAATTAGAAACTTATTTTATTAATCTTTAAATTTTATTTATTATGGCACAAGGATTTTATGGTTCAATCGATTTTTCTAAATTATTAGAACAAGCAAAAGCAGGAAACAAGGCTTTTAGTAAAAGCGAAAACGGAAAAATTTACTTAAATGTAAGAGTTTATGTAAATGATGAAGTTGATAAGTTCGGAAATATCGCATCGTTTCAAAGCAATTTTAAAGGAGCTACAAAAGAAGATAAATTTTACTTTGGTAATCTTAAAGAATCAACCCCGATGGAGCAACCAGTACAAGCAAATGAAATTCCTGAAGGAGATGATTTACCCTTCTAAAATGTTAAAACTATTAATAGAAACATTTGATTTATACATTGAAGCCGATAATTAATTTTATCGGTTTTTTTATAAAATAGTTTGTATATTAAAAATATTGTGTATATTTGTATATCTATTGTTCGGGCAGGCTCAATAGAAATGTAAGATTTTTTATAAAACGCTCACAAAAGTAAGTCCTGCCCGACTGAAATTGTGGGCGATTTTTATTATATAACAATATGGATTACTTTAAATTAACTCGGGCGTTTTGGGATTACGCATTTGAAAACCCAGAAAAAATAAAACCTAATCATTGTGCATTATATTTATTTATAGTTGAGCATTGCAATCGTTTAGGGTGGAAGCATAAATTCGGATTACCTACAACAATGGCAAAAGACGCTATTGGAATAAGAAGTTATAACACTTATATTCAAACACTAAACGACTTAGTTGAGTTTGGGTTAATAGATTTAATTGAAAGGTCGAAAAATCAATATAGTAGCAATATAGTTGCTATATCAAATTTTAATAAAGCAATCGATAAAGCATTAGATAAAGCATTGATAAAGCACGATACAAAGCAAAGCGAAAGCATTATACAAAGCATTGATAGTATAGATAAACCAATTACAATAAACAATAAAACAAATAACAATAATACTTTTTATAACGAACTTTTAAATTCTCAAATTTGGTTAGAAGAAGTTGGTTTAAAAAACACAAATAAATTTAGTATTAATGAGATTAAAAATAAACTTGAAAAATTTAATAATGAAATTAATTTAGGTTTTGATTTTAAATTAAATAAAAAAGATTATGCAACTCATTTTTTAAGATGGTTAAATAAACAAGAAAATAATAATCCAACAAAAAAATGGCTTAGTCCAATATAGTTATGGCAAATATTCAAAATTGGGATTTATTAGAATTAAGAAAATCCAACGGAACAGAAAAACTAAAGTGTCCGATTTGCACATATACAAGAAAAAACAAAAGTGATAAGTCGTTAACTGTTTGGCACAATAACGGAACTGCAAAATGTTTTAATAATGGTTGTGATGCTTTATTCTTTCGTGATAGTGTAGAAAAATCTATTGTAAAAGAAAATTATACACTACCAGAGCAAACGTGGAGAAACTACACAAAGTTATCCGATAATTTAGTAAAGTATTGTGAAACAGAAAGAAAAATAAATCAGTACACATTAAATCATTTTAACGTTACAGAAGAAAAATATTATCAACCAGCTTTAAACAAAGAAGTAAACAATATTGTTTTTAATTATTTTGAAAGTGATATTGTAGTAAATAAAAAATATCGTTCAGCAAATAAAAAATTTACACAAAGTAAAAACGGCAAGCCAATTTTTTACAATATCAATTCTGTAATTGGAGAAGATGAATGTTACATAGTTGAAGGAGAGTTTGACGTTTTAGCACTTTACGAAGTAGGAATTAAAAACGCAATATCTATTCCAAATGGCGCAAACGATAACGATAATTATTGGATAAATTCTGAAAAGTATTTAAAGGATATTAAAAAGTTTTATATTGCAACTGATAACGATTCAAGTGGCGAAAATGTAGCTGAAAAGATTGCACAACGTTTAGGGCGTTATAGATGCGAAAGAATTATCTTTGATGGAAAAGACGCAAACGAAGATTTAAAGAACGGAGTACTTAATAAAACCATTTACAACAGAAAAAAATATCCAGTAAGCGGAACTTTTACAAGTGATGATTTAATTGAGAAAATGGTTAACTTGTATAACGATGGTTTGCCAAATTGCATCGATATAAAAAATAATTCGTTTGGTGGTTTAAACAAAGTTTTTAAGTTAATGTTTGGTCATTTGTGTATTGGGACTGGTATTCCTTCACATGGTAAATCAAACTTTACGGAATGGTTAGTTTTGAATTACTTACTTGAAAATGATATTAAAGCGAGTTTCTTTAGTCCAGAGCATCAGCCTTTAGAATTGCATTACTCTACATTTGCTCAAAAGGTAATAGGCAAAAATTACTTTAACGAAATTAAAGGAACGCCACGAATGAGTAAAATGGAGTTAATGAACTTTCACGAATGGGCAAACCAAAAGTTATATTTAACAAGTCCAGAAGTGGGAGAGTTTGCAACATGGGACTGGTTATTTGATAAATTCAGAGAGCAAATATTTTCGTTTGGTATTAATATCTTTGTAGTTGATGCATGGAATAAAGTAGAGTTTACAGGAAATAAAACCGAAAGGGAAAACATAGGGCGTACACTTTCAAGATTAACACAATTTGCACAACAAAATAACGTTTTAATTATTGTAATTGCACACCCTACAAAGATGAAACGTTTAGAAGGTGGTTTATATGAAAAACCAACTTTGTACGATGTAAGTGGTTCTGCTGATTTTAGAAACCAAACGCATGATGGATTTTGTATTTATAGATTTTTTGGAGATGAAAGTTATACTATTTTTGAAAACTTAAAAACAAAGTATTCTTTTCAAGGCGAAATAGGTGGACAAGTAGAATTTGAATATCATGCACCGAGTGGAAGATATTACGAAAGAAATACACAACCGCAAACGCATAACCTTTTAGAATCAATAAAGCAAAAAGAAAGTTTTAATGAAGAACCAAAAATAATAGTAGCAAGTCCAAACGACGCATTTGGAGAGCCTTACAATAATAACGAAGAAGTGCCTTTTTAAAATGGAATATAATCTACTACAAAAATACTACGATATGCAATGTAATTTATTTATAAACGGACATATAGGCTGGTTAGTCTTTACCGAATTAGAACAAGAATACTACAAAAGAAAACATTTATTTATAATTAATCTAAACTAATATGAAAACAACAATTAAAGAAAACGTTAAGCAGTTGCTAATTAAGTACCCACAATGCAGAGATAACGAACACGATTTATACTACTTGTATTATAGACATATTTGCGAAATAAACAAAGATGTTGATTTACTTAATTTTTATTATTTAAGAACAATGGTTAAAAGCGTTCCAAGTGAACAAACTCTATCACGTTTTTCTCGTCAACTACAAGAACAAAACCCAGAGTTACGTGGTAAAGAATGGGAGAAACGCCAACGAAAAGTTAAAAAAGTTCAAAAATAATTAGGATATAATGTTGAAAATTAGTAAATTAGCATATGATTTATGAAATACGCTCCGAAGTAAAAAACGGAATAGTTACAAGAAATAGAAATCTTTTAACTGATGCAATACAATCTTTTGAAGGCAAGCAAATCACAATAAGAATTGAACGTACAAAAAAGAAACGTAGCAATCCACAAAATGCATATCTTTGGGGCGTAGTTATTCCGATAGTAAGAAATTGTTTAAAAGAAGCTGGACACACAATGACAAATGAACAAACGCACGAACTATTAAAATTAAAGTTTCTGAAAGAAAACTTAATAGTTAATGAAGAAACAGGAGAAACAATCGAGCGTATAAAGTCAAGCAAAGAATTAAGCACTTCGCAAATGATGGACTACTTCGCAGAAATAAGAGAATGGATTTTTGATTTTTTCGGAGTACACATACCAGAACCAAACGAAGATTTAACTTTAAGTTTATAAGATGCCACGTTGTAATTATCATAAAACTAAATTCGATGCAAAGTACTTTAATCAAAAGTTTTGCTTATCAGATGAAGAATGTATAAAGGCTTTCAACGAATGGGTAAAAGAAGAAAACGAAAAGAAAAAAGCAAAGGAATGGCAAAAGGAAAAGAAAGAGATTAAGGAAAAGTTAATGTCAAAGTCTGATTACTTAAATCTTGCTCAAAAGGTTTTTAATACTTACATAAGGTTAAGAGATAAAAACAAACCTTGTATTTCTTGCGGTAAAAGTTTAGGTAGTACATATCATGCAGGGCATATGTTTAGTGTAGGGGCTTATCCAAATTTAAGATTTAACGAAAACAATGTACATGGTCAGTGTGTAGAATGTAATTTACATAAACATGGAAACGTAAAAGAATACGATTTAAGGCTTCAAAAATGTTTAAGCAATACAGAATACCAAAATTTACTTTTACAACGTAACGAGCCATTAAAATTATCAATAGACGAGGTTAAAGACTTAATTAAAGAATATAAAATTAAAATAAACGAAATTAAAAATAATGAAAAGTGGTAACAACAAACCTAAACAACAAACACTAAACGAACTCGAAGAAGAGAAAAGAAAACTTTATGTAAGTAAAGAAAACCCACAACGATTAAAAGAGATAATAAAAAAACTTGATTTAATCTATTTTGGTATTAAATAATTTATTATATTTGACAAACTAAAGTTTTAGTAATGTTAGAAAAATTAGCCTTAAAAGATTCTCAATGGAGAAACATAGCCTACTCTATTTGTAAAGATAGAATGTTAGCCGACGATTTAACACAAGAAATGTATTTAAGGCTTATGCATATCGATAAAGAAATAAACGATTTCTATGTTATTCTAACAATTAAGAATTTATACATAGACCACTTAAAGCAACAAAGCAAAACAATCCCCTTAGATAAGTTAGACTTTAGCTTTGAAACAAAAATAAACGATTTCAGTTTAACAGATAGAGAGAGAGAGATTTTAAACGATTTCAATAATCTAAAGTTTTACGAAAGAGAAATAATTGAACTGGCATCTGAAAAGAGTTTAAG